AAATGCTGGTCCAAAATATGATCCGGTTGGAAATGCATAATTATAATATCCAGCACCATTAGTTTGATAATACTTCGATAAAATTCCGTTGTTTGCATCTGTATTACTTCCGGATACAACTGATGTTGTTCTTTTTATAGTTGGATTAGTTTGTATTGTGATATAATCACCTACTCCGAATGCCGATGCATTTTGCAATGTAATTGTGGTTGCCCCAGCTGGTGAGTTGTCAGCTAATATGCTAGACGAGTAATTCGATGCACCGGAAATAATTAAATATGAGTTAGAATTGTTAGGTATGTATATTCCTAGTAAATTTGCTGTAGTAGCAGAGTTAGTTGATCCCGTTAAATGAAATGTTGTTGAATCTAATACACGCATTCCTCCATACATCGGACTTACAGCATAACTTATACGACCGTTCGTTGTTTGTGATGTTGTATCTAATACAAACGTAGCAGTATCTTTAACAGTAAAATCGCAACCATATCCGATATCAATACGCCCAACCGTCCATGTACCACTACCTGTTAGTATGTATTGATTCTGCCAGTTAAATTGATTGGATGCTGCTAATGATCCACTATATCCTTTAAATAAATAATCATCATAGCGCAAATCGCCAATAGCAACCGGATTGTCCCCAGGAAATGCTTCTGTGTATGAATGTGAGTTTTGATACAACCATTGCCTAAAAGATTGATCTATACTACAACTAATAAATGTTGTTGCACTTTTTGATCGATAATCAATTTTTATTGGCAGTAACACATCTTGCATCGGTGATGGGAAACAATAAAAACTACCAGAGTTGTCAAATCCTGTGGTAGATGCAACATCGATACTTTTAAATCCAGTCCACGGTGTATATGGAATATAGTTGTCTGCTACAGTTGGCCTAAACTGTGTTCGTATAGCTTGATTTGGAAATATTGCATAATCTGCTGCTGTTGGCACTACCCCACCGACCCATGTATTTGGATCTAATACATTTAGTGGATTTCCGGATCCTGTTTTTGCTGTTATTATAGCCATTTATAAAAAAACTTTCATATCTGTATAAATTGTTCTTACTGCATTAAACAATGCCTGTTCATTTGCTGGTATAGTAGCATTAGGATCATCTATTTGGAGATCTGCTAAATATTCAGATTCGTATTGATTCAATTGATCTAGTTGAAAATTAACTAGATTTGGATCATAACTAAATTCCGAAATATTAACTTTGTTTTCTACAGTATCTATATTAACATGTCCTTCGCGAAGACACCCAAACATAAACATCATGTTTTGTGGTAATAATTCTAATAGACTGCGCATTGGTTTTGGTGTTTCCATAATTAAGGCCTTTTGTAACTTTTATAAATTATTTCAGATCCGGAAGGTATTGTTAGTAAATACTTTACAGATCCGGTTGTTGTTGGTATAAAATCTATGTCATATCGAAGTTGTAATCCATTAACATGAACTTCAATGTATTCATAAGTAGATGAACTAACATATGTTAATCCGCCTGGCAATGTTACTGTAGTTCCTGATAATATGCTCGATGTTAAAGTTGCATATGTTGCTTGTGGACTTTGTGATGATATTCCGGTTAAATCTACGTTGAATGTAGATCCATCGCCTTTAGTAAATGTTATATATGGATCTGCAAATGATGCTGTTGTTAGTAACGATCCGGTGTTGGTAGATCCTCCACCTGCACTACCGGTGATTTCATAACTCCCGCTTATGCCGCGGTTGATGGTAATATTAGGTCCAGCAATTAAATCTATGTTACTTGCAGATATTGCCCAACTGGCAGTTCCTTGTAATGATCCGGTGATACCGGGTGCAAACAATGATGATAATTCTCCAGCAGAACCAGAGGTAAGTACTTTTTTCCAATTAGGCATAGTTATTTCCTTGTATTGCGGTTAGATACATACACTTATGCCGTGTATATGCCTACTTCCTTGCGGCCAACAATATATTTAATATAAATATCAAATGTATTTAAATTCCTGGAAAAACCAATCGTATTTTGATTTGATAAAATTGCTAGTTTGTGTGCCTAGTATTTCTTTGTATGTGTTTGGTACTGGTTCAACTCGTTGACGAATGTTGTGATCGCCATATATCCCATACACTTCATCATCCTCGGTAGTAATTTGTTCTACATTATCAAAATCATGTTGATAATATGGTATTTGCAAAAAATTGTATATACGACGCATTTCAGCATCTGGAGCTTTTGTTAGATCTTCAAATTTTACAAATAAAATGTTAGAGGCAGTGCCATCAAGCAACATTTGTTGTATGCGTTCAAATGCCAATCCTACCGGTGGTGTTGATGCCCATGTTTCTACACGTTTAAATGTAGTAGTATTCTGCATTTTGCTATGATTGACAATTCCTGGATCTTTCGTTGAATTTTTTCTATAATTCTTTTCCATTGATGCAAATATGGATCTAGGATCACGAATCATGCAAACAATTTTAGGATTGGGATAAAATCCATTTAAAAATGCATAATGTGTTCCCCATCCTCGGCTTTTATCCATTACATACTGCTTAGTTGTGATTCCGTTGAAGAATCCAGATAATGCATACATACAAAATGATTTGAATCCTTGTTGCATTAATTGCGAATCCTGAGCTTTGAATTCCGGGGACACTGAAAAATTGCCTCGGGCTGCATATAGCAATTCTAATACGCCAGATGTAGGTGTTACATAAAAATCCGGATTCTGACCTACAATGTTTTGTAATAAGGTAGATCCAGCCCTAGGCAATGAACTTTGAAAGAATATTTGTGTTGGCATATTACTTGGTATTCGGTGTTTTAACAGGCTTTGGAGGAAGCATTGCTTCTTGTATATGTTGTTCTATTTTCTGTTGTAGAAGTGCTAAGTATTTGGCATCTGCGCCTTTAATTGTGATTGCGTCTAGGCCGGCTCGAATTAATTGTAGTTCTGGTAATTCGTACATGATATTATTGTGTTATCGTTATATATTGTTGTTGTAGTTTGTATACAGTACCGTATAGTAATTCTAATACGTCTCCGCGGAAATGAGAATCTTTAATCATGCTTAGTAATAATTCAATTTCTTGTTGCGACAAAGAAAATTCTCCCCCACCTGATTGTGAAGGAGAATTTGAATTATTTGTGTTGTTTGTAAGTTTATCTAAAATACCCATACCTTATAATAAGATATTTTATGCATAAATCCAAATTTCGCTGTCATCTGTATCTATATGTATAGTACCATATCCAAATGAAGCACCTCCATAAATTGGAGCAGCACTAGCCGCGGTCTGACCTGTACCTGTCTGTACAGCTCCTACGTATACTGCAGGAGTGAAACCAGATGCATCAGCAGCAAATGATGAAGTGAATCCCCAACGTGTTGATGTAGAATCATATCCAAACAATTCACCTACGTTTTGTGTGCCTTGTTGTACTACGATACCACCATCGCCGGTTGTGTTCGAGCCAGATGCAAACAATACAAAACGATCTGCTACTAGCAAGTTTTGTGTGTTTTGGAATGATGCTGTACCTTGTACTGTTATATCACCGGTAAATAATGCATCATTTGATACTGTTACTAATGCACCATCATCTGTAATGCTAGTGTTGGCAAATGCATTACCGGTCCATTTTGTTATGGTATTTGCGGATAGTGTAGCAGACCCAGATATTTCTACGGCTGCTGTTGCTGACCCATTATATGAAAATGCAGTGATGCCTGTGCTTTGTGATAATGCAAATCCTGCTGTAGCCGTAACACCTGTTAATCCACTACCATCACCTACAAACGAACCGGTAAAGACGGAACCTGTTACTGGTTGATTGAATACGATGCTTTGTGAGTTGAATAAAGCTAAATCGCTTCGGTTACCAAAGTTGGTACCATTACCAATTACTAGTAGCGAATCCGTATTGTTCTCGGTGTTGTATCGCCCTGCTGCTAATTGACCAGAACCTGATGCTATAGTTCCCATACCTTCTGCATGGGAGTATAAACCCAATGCTATAGTTGCATAACCTTCTGCATGTGAATAATTACCAGATGCTGTTGTAGTGCTACCTTCTGTGTGTGAACCATAACCAGATGCTGTTGTACCTTCGCCTTCTGCGTGTGAGTATGAACCTGAAGCTATTGTACTAAGACCTTCTGCGTGAGAACCATCACCTAATGCAGTTGTACCATTACCTTCAGCGTGAGAGAATTGACCTGATGCAGTTGTGTTATTACCTTCAGCGTGAGAGTAATAATTTGATGCGGTTGTAGTATTACCTTCGGCGTGTGATGCATATCCCGATGCTGTAGTTCCATATCCTTCAGCGTGGGAATAACTACCTGATGATATGGTGCCATTACCTTCTGCGTGTGATGCGTAACCAGATGCAGTTGTATCATATCCCTCAGCATGAGAGTAATCACTACTAGCAATTGTACTATAACCTTCGGCATGGGAATATGAACCTGATGCGGTTGTACTTTGACCTTCAGCATGAGAACCTTGGGCGGATGCTATTGTGCCGCCACCTTCAGTGTGTGAGGCATAACCAGTAGCTGTTGTATTTTGACCTTCGGCATGGGAGAAATCTCCCGATGATACTGACATATTACCTTCTGCATGAGATGATTCACCTAATGCTATTGTTGCCTGGCCTTCTGAGTGGGAATATGAACCCGAAGCTATTGTAGCATTACCTTCAGCGTGGGAATATGAACCTGATGCTACTGTATTATAACCTTCTGCATGTGATTTAGAACCATATGCCGTAGTGCCTTCTCCTTCAGCGTGTGAATATGCTCCAGCTGCGTTTGTTAATCCACCTTCTGCATGACTCCACGCACCACTAGCAGTTACATATAAACCATTTTCAAATCCACCATTTGCTCTAATGTTATGCAATGTCGCAGATCCGGAAACTATGGTAAATGCATTAGTTCCAACATTAACAGATGCTGTTACAGAACCAGTTGCAATCATTGACAAATTGAGACCAGTAATACCAGAAGCTGGAATATCGGTTAATCCAGATCCGTTGCCTTGGAATGAACCTGAGAATGAACCGGAGAATAAACCATTTTCCCAATCTACTACGGGTGTTCCGGAAGAGTTATTAAGATATCTATTTGACACATCAATAGAACTACTTCCATTTGCATCATAAAAATAGATACCAGAAGCATCGGCAAATAATACTTCTTCTCCTACATCGCCTATTGCAAAATTACTAGAAATAAATGTTATATCAGAGCCACTAACTGTTAATGATCCCGTTACTGAGATTCCATTATCAGCTCTTAACTCCATTGAATTATTTGTACTGTAATTATCAACTTTTACATAAGTTGTATCATCACCTAAAAATAACCAACCACCGCTTGCTGTAATATGTGTATCTTGAGCAGCTGTATTATAGATTTCTAAGTATCTAGCATCATTTGAATCAGGTTGTAGTTTTAAACTACCCGTACCAATAACGTTACCTGTTACAGTTAAGGAACCACTTACAGTTGTGTTACTGTCAATAGTAACTAAAGTACCATCATCTGTGATGTTAGAATTGGCAAACTTACCATCTATATCATTCCATTTTGTAACAGCGTTATTAGATAGATCTGCTGCTCCGGATACTGCTACGGTTGCTGTTGCCGATCCATCATATGTGAATGGAGCAACACCCTCACCGCTTGTTAAGTCAGGAAGATTTGTTGTTCCTACAAATGATCCTGAGAATGACCCGGTTAAGGAAGCCCCGGATTGTCCGTTTATTAAATAATTTGCATCGTTGTTAAGCTGCGATATATCACTGCCTGAGACGACGACCTTTTTCCATTCTGCCATTTGCTGTTCCTAAATTTATTTCATTGTTTATTATAAATATACGTAATTAATCTAATCCGATAAAGAAAGAACCAGATGTAAAATAGATTCCCCCATATGGCGCCGGATTGTTTAATTCAATTGACTGTGTTGTAACAACAACTACTCCACTTTCACTTACTGCAAAAACTGTTGCACCAGCATTCTTGATCAAGAAAATGTTATCAGCTGGATTAACTTCTGCAGTTATACTACCAGATACAATTCGATATGATTCAGCTGAATTAAGAGCATATGATGCAGTTAAGGCCCGTGATGCGGTAATATCATATAATAATCCGGGTTTTAATTGTCCCGGTTTAAACTGTCTAGACATTATGCCCATCTCCCATTTATAATGATAACATCATCTGTATCAATTGTATATCCTAATGTCGTAGTATTAAATATAATTGTTTGTGTTGCTGTTGCATCGGTTGGTGTCCAGGTATAGCATACTTTATCTATATACTGACCATTAATGTATATATCAAACTCATTAACCGTTGCTAACGTTAACGTTATCGGATTAATTTTTGGTGTGCCTGTAACAGTAACTGTTGTAGAATTAATTCTAGTACCTTGTTTTTCTGTTAATGCGGTTAGGTATATCATTGCAGCTGCATTAATAGTACTAGTTCCGCCGCCGCCTGATACAACAACCGATCCTCCACTTAATACACGATTTCGAACTTCGAGCAATTGTACTGGAACTGACGTAGTTGCAAACAAATTAGAACCAACATCAATTACAGTATCAAATGAAACTTTTTTAACAGAATACATTTTTTTAATTGTCTCAACACGGGTTTCTTGTTCAGATAACAATGTTCCTAATACTGTTGCTGGAATTGTTGATCTAATTAAACGATCTTCTCCTACCGTATTAATAGTTTCTGTTGATATGCTACCGAGTGATGTTGAAAAACGATTTGTTTCATTTCCCCAGGCATATCTATTATATGGTAATATTTGATCAATTAAATCATTCATTTGTGTTGTAAAATCACACCATAACATTATTTCATATTCCATTGTTACATACTTTGGAATATCAATAACATAAAACTTTTCAGAATTAGCAATATTAGTTGGTGGATATGGATCTGGTAAATGTTTATTACGATCGTTATATGATTCTCGGTGTATAATAACATTCCCAGCTTGTGGTAAATTTACATCTAAACCACGATATGTATCGCGTTCTACTACTGAATTTCGTTTTAACATGATTAACGGAGATTGTAACATTCCCTTTTCGTCACGCAAATATCCTAGCCGGCGTACATTATCCCATTTTTCCCCATTAGCAAAAATTACTGGAACAGTAATCAATTGATCATTGTCTAGTAATTGCGGACGTATTTCATTTTCGATATACCATTTAATTGCATAATCGATATCATAAATCGTACGTTTTGGTGTTTTAATAACATCATCATCTCTACGAACCTGTTCAGCTCGATTAAATATCTGATCGTTTAATACACCTTCTGTACGAGACGGATTTGGTTTATTAGTTTTACGATCGATATTTTCTCTATTATAATGTGGCATTAAAATCCTTTATAAGCAGGAGAATTGTTATTACCTCCTCTACGTAAATTTTTAATTCCTTGCGGAGTTTGTCTTGTTGCATGGGTATCTATCATAATTGATACGCTATATCCATGTTCTGACCCATTAGGCCATGTTTCTGGATTCTTACCTACAAAATATTGATTTGCATCAACGTTGTCGACTTCATAGTATTCATTGTCCCAGAATATAATATCGCCAACTTCTGGATAAAAGTCTGCTCGTTCTAATATATCTCTAGATACTCCAAATTGTGCTGTTCTGGTATATGAATGTCCGTAATCATCCATATTAGCAGTTTTACCTTCTTTGGTTACGAGACACGGAATTAATATAGAATCATAATATGATTTAGCTTCGGATTCGCCGTAGATATTAGAATCACTTTGTTCTACGATTAACTTAAAAAATTCAATTTCAGTATCAATAATTGCATTTAAAAGTTCACGATTAATTGATGCTAAAAATTTTGCATCTCTGCGTCCACCAAAAAGTGCCATATTGTTTCTCCTTTATCCAACATATATTTTAAGCGGAACTTTACCTAGCAATTCATTCATCTGAGTTGCTTCAGCATTTTGTCTTGTTAACATTTGTTCTTTAGTTAGTTTATCTAAAAATTCCCGGAGCTGTGTAATTAACTCAGTTTTTTCAGACTGACCTTGTGATACTAGTTCTGGTCCATTCAATGTTACTTCCGCATTTGGTATCGGTATCGATGAATATTTTCCACGAACATATCCTAACGTTTCTTTTACTAATGCACTACCATACTTTAAAATCCAAGCACGACCCATATCATTAATGCTACCATATGGTTGATATGTATATGGTATATTAGATGCATCACTTACAACTCCGTTTAGAAGTGCGCTATTTCCAAATAAGAATGCTTGTTGATCTTTTTCTTCGGCAAATAAATATTCAACCCATACTTCATTATAATGTATAGATGTTGCAGATGAACCAGTACCCCATGTTGGAATAGGCCAAAACTTAATATCATCCCCATGTATTTCAAATGTATAATGCGACTTACGAACTTGATCATTAAACTCAATTGCCTGAAGTCTTAATAAATCGGCATGTATTGGCATCATCATGAAACTAACAGATGGAGAGAATCCACCGAAATCAAATGAATCTAATAATTGTTGAGAACCTAATCCAGTACCAACAAATGGGTCAAAATAACGAACAATTGCTGGTGGTGCGTTATGAAGTACTCTGCGTATTTCAATTGAACTTGTTGATGATAGCGATGATGAATCTGCAGCTAGTGATGCAGAAACTGCACTACGAATACTATATGTTTGCTGGCCAGGAACAACTGATATTTTTGCTTTTCTCCATTTTACATCGCCACCAGAATCAGCTTCGGTACCATATGCTTTAGATAATTTAGTTATATAATTTAATGAGGTACCTATAGTTTTACCGGTGAAGCTTCCTCCTTGTAAAAACGAAGAACCGGTTTGTACTCCTAATGTATTCATCAAATTGTTAACAATATTAACCTGATTAACTTGATTTGAATATTCTACAACTGCAGACTCAAATGCTGTATAAAAATTAATATCAATAAGTTCAACATCCATAATCGGATATCCAACATGCTGTGCTGCAAATTTAGCAAATGCATCGGCGTGCTGTTGAAATAATGGATCCGCATCAAAGAATCCAAATGGCGTAGAACCAGTAGTAAACGAGGAACTTCCGGGCCAAATTGGTCTATCTTCACTGTAATCCATTATTTTTCTCCTTTATATATAAATATTAATATTTTTCATTTAGCAAATTTAAAATTTCTTCTAATGATTCGTGACGATGGTTGTCTGTTAATACAATTTCATTTACCCATTTTGAATGTTTTATTTTAGGTACTTCATGAACTGCTGAATCATTATTAAATTTTAAATCTACCTGATATCTATCGCCGGTTAATATCATTATGCTATCTTTACCTAAACGAGACAATACCATTTGTAGTTGTTGTTTAGTTAAGTTTTGAAACTCATCCACAATACAAACTGCATTATCAAATGTTCTTCCTCGGAAGTGTGCTAAAGAAACTAGTTCAATGTTTTCTTCTTTTTCCATTTTATCTAGCAATTCCGGTTTATTATAAACTTTACGCATATTGCTACGAATCGGAACTAACCACGGATCCATTTTTTCTGCTAATGTTCCCGGAAGAAATCCATTATCTTCATTTGATACTGTCGGTCTAGTTATTATAATTTTATCAATTCGGCGTTTAAAAAACATATCCAGCGCAATTTGCACTGCTAACAATGTTTTACCAGAACCAGCTTTACCTATAATAAAATTAAATGGTGTTTCTAATACTAATTGTTTTGCTTGTTTTTGTTCTTCCGATAATGAAATTGAAAATTTAATGTCATTTTTTGGTGGTGTCTTTTCTTTGTTTGATAATGCATTTCCCATAAATTATAACTTCTTTTTAGTTTACATTAATTTTGTTAATGTGGATTCTCGTAATGTCATCGATCTAAGTGTTTCAATTTTACCTAAACACAATCGACGTATTGCATGAAACGTTTCCCGAGCTGGATATGGAGTCATGACTTTAATTTTAATTAATTCTCTATCCGGTCCTAAGTCTTGTTCAATATGAACCATTAATACTAATCTAATTGCACGTATACGATCTAATACATCTACAAGCCGACCATCATATCGTATTTCAGCAAACATTTCATATTTTGTTCTCGGTGCTGCCATATGTTATTTTTCTTTAATATAAATATCAAAACAGTAAGAAAGGGATAGCCGAAGCCACCCCTTTCAAACCTAATCGTTAAATAATTTAACTATTAAAGTGTATTCAAACCATGAACATATACTTTTCCGTAGAATTCTGGACGAACTACTTTCTTCGCGTAACGTGTCATAACACCTTTACGTGGAGTGAAGTTAACTGGATCGTATACTAATGGAGTCATGATAAGTGGAATGTATGGGCTAAATACAGCACCTGTTTCAAGGAACTGTGCTCCACGGAATCCCATAAGGATTACATTCTCTTTCATGTATGGGTTTTTGTAAACTGTGTAACGGTTATTGATTGCACCAATTTTTTGTACACCAGCTGCAAATTCCATTTTAGTTCCATCTGTGTCTGCAGCAAATCCTGGGATAGACTCAAGGATAGTTGCAACTGCAGGAGAAGTTACTAAGAAGTTAGCACCACCTCTTAAAGTTTTTTGGTGGCTTTTGTTAGATACTTTTTGAAGTTTAGTACCCAATGTTTGGAACCAACCACCTTGTGTATTATAGAATCCATCACCAGCAACTGCAGAAGCTTGTGTAA